AGAGCTAGAATTACTTCTATTCAAGGATTAGGTATAGCATCATCTACAATTATTTTTTATGATTCAGCAGATGCAAGTACGCCAGGAACAGCAGTAGCTACTTATAAATATGGTACTGAAGGACTAGAAGTTTATATTCCGGGTTCAGGTATCAAGTTTGAAAATGGTATTGTTTATAATTTAGCAGGAGCAGGTGGAAGCATTACAGTAACTATAACAGGAGCTTAATGGCAACTTCAGGAACTACAGTATTTGAAAAACAATTTGCTATCGATGATATAATCACCGAAGCTTATGAAAGATTAGGACGTTTTGATTATTCCGGTAATGATATAAAATCTGCAAGACGTTCTTTAAATATAATGTTTCAAGAATGGGGAAACAGAGGAATACATTTTTGGGAGGTTGGAAATAATGATATTACATTAGTCAATGGCCAAGCTGTTTATACAATGTTTAGATCAACGTCTGATGGAACTTCAGATGCAACAGCAGTATATGGTGTTGATGATGTATTAGAAGCTGTATATAGAAATTCTTCTTCTACAGATTTTCCATTAACAAAAATAAATAGATCTGCGTATCAAGGTCTTTCAAATAAAACAAATACAGGAACTCCTACACAATACTTTGTTCAAAGATTTATTGATAAAGTAACTATTACTTTATATTTAACTCCAGGTGCCTCTGAGGCTGGAAACAAACTTAATTATTATTATGTAAAAAGAATTCAAGATGCAGGAGCTTATACTAATGAATCTGATGTACCGTATAGATTTGTACCATGTATGTGTGCAGGTTTAGCTTATTATCTTTCACAAAAAGTAAAACCAGAACTTACACAACAAATGAAATTATTATATGAAGATGAATTAAAAAGAGCATTAGAAGAAGATGGTTCATCTTCAAGTTCTTTTATAACTCCAAAAACTTATTATCCAAATGTCTAATTTATCTAAAGGAAAATATGCACAATTTATATCTGATCGTTCTGGTCAAGCATTTCCATATACAGAAATGGTTATTGAATGGAATGGCTCACGTGTGCATACATCAGAGTTTGAAACAAAACATCCACAACTAGAACCAAAACCAACTACTGCAGATGGACAAGGTTTAAGAAATGCAAGACCACAAACTTTTACAGTTGCTTCTGGTGGTGGAGGAGGAATAGCTGTTGATTTAAGTTTACCTGCTCCTTTTTCTTTTGCATCTCAAGGTATGGTTCCTGATGATGGAAGTGAAGTTAATATAAAAAGAGAAGCACATTTAAATTTAGGAACAGTTATTGCAGGTGTTCCAGCAGTAACTCAAAATTATGCAGTTACTGTAGCTTCAGGTACATTATATGTTGTAGGTGGAACAGGAAATGTTTTCTATCTTGATGCAGCGAGAGATATGAGTTTATCAATAGCTCAAGGAACTCAAATTAGATTTACACAAGACGACAATACTAATAATAATCACCCTCTATTTATTACTACTTCTAATTCTACAGACGAAGCAACTTTAAAATCTGGAATTGTAACATCGAATGTTGTATATTATCTAGATGGAACAAGTAATGAAACAAACTATACTAACACAACAAATTTCAACGCTGCAACTCAAAGATATGTTGAATGGACTCCATCTAGCACAGGGACTTATTACTATGCCTGTTGGGTTCATGGTATAGGTATGGGAGGATTAATAGAAATAACATAATGACTTACGCAGAATTAGTACAAAAAATTAGAGACTACACAGAAGTTAGTTCAAATGTTTTAACTGACTCTATTACAAATGATATTATTCGAGATGCTGAATTAAGAATAATGAGAGATGTAGATCTTGATGCAAATAAAAGATATGTAACAGCTCAAGTAATTTCAGGAACAAGATTTATTGATACACCACAAAATACTTTAGTTATTAGATCAGCTCAAATCGTAGATTCAGATGGTGTAGGCGCTTCTGATAATAGAGAGTTTTTACAGTGGAGAGATTCAAGTTTTATGTCTGAGTTTAATCCTACTAATGCTCAAGGTGTACCTAAATACTATAGCTGGTGGGATAATGACACAATAGTTCTAGCTCCAACACCAAATGCTACTTATACTATTCAGTTAAATTATATCTTGAAACCTGAGACTTTATCGAGTACAAATACACAAACATACGTCAGTCAACAATTTCCCAATGGCTTATTGTATGCATGCTTAGTTGAAGCATTTTCATTCTTAAAAGGGCCAAATGATCTCTTGCAATTATACGAAGGAAAGTATAAACAAGTGTTAGAAGGCTTCTCGATAGAACAAATGGGAAGACGAAGACGCGATGAATATCAATCTGGTGTTCCTCGTGTTGGTGGTAAATAAATATAAGGAGATAAACAACTATGGCTATTACACAAGCGATTGCAAATTCTTTCAAAAAACAATTATTGGAAGGTGAGCATAATTTTGGTACTGGTGATGACAAGTTTAAAATCGCTCTTTATACTTCTTCAGCTACTCTAAACTCAACAACAACTGCATACGCAACTAACCCAGGAGGTGGAGCTAATACCGAAGTTGCTAACACTGGTCAGTACGCGGCAGGTGGTGGGTTACTTGTAAACAGCGGAACTTCAATAACAGCCGGTGTTGCAAGAGTTGATTTCGCAGACAGATCTTTTACTGGTGTGACTTTAACTGCTAGAGGAGCTTTAATCTATAACACTTCAGCAACTGCAACTAATGCAGCTGTTGCAGCTTTAGATTTTGGAGGAGATAAAACAGCGACAGCAGGTGTTTTCACAATTCAGTTTCCAGCAGCTACATCAACAGCAGCGATTTTAAGAATCTCTGGTTAATCATAGGAGTTAAAATCCTATGGCAGGTTGGAGTGAACAAACTTGGAGTCTAGGAACATGGGGCCTATTAGGTGACATAAATGTTTCTGTAACTGGGCAAAGTCTAACTTCGTCTTTAGGATCTGAGTCTTTTAAAATTGATGCGAGCTTTACTGTTTCTGGTATAGCTTTATCTTCTACACTTTCTACACCTAGTGTAGACATTACAGGAAAAGTTTTCCCTACAGGTATTGCAATGACTAGTGTGTTAGCGAATGCTGATGCTGGTCCTGATGCAATGCTAACAACTAATCATGCAACAATGAGTCTTGGAACTATAGACGCATTTAATCAAACAGGTTGGGGTAGACAAGGTTGGAATGAAAATGCGTGGGGTGTTGAAGGTCAGTATGCAAATGTCGATGTAACAGGTATTGCAATGACAGCTGCAGTTGGATCAGTTGCAATGGCTGGAGAAGTTGTAGTAACTCTTAATACTTTAAATGCTAATGTAACACTTGGTCAAGCAGATCCTGCACCTGATGCAAATTTACTAAGTCAATTAATGACTGGTAATTTAGGTACTCTTGGAATGCAGGGAGATGTTTCTCCTAGTTTAACAGGCATAGCAATGTCTGCTGCTTTAGGAAATGAAACAATAGATTTAAATACTCCTGTTGATTTAACAGGAATAGCAATGTCTGCTAGTGTAACAACACCAGTTATAGTAATTGATGCAGATGTTTCTACTACAGGTTTGGCATTGACTATGGCACAAGGTTCTGGTAGTGCTTTAATCTGGAATGAAGTAAACACAGGTTCAGCACCTATAACACCTCCAGGGTGGCAAGAAGTAGCTGCATAATGAGTTTGACACAAGCTCAAAATTTTAGTAAATTGAAACTTAATTAAGGAATTTAAATTATGGCAAATTCAACATCAGCAAGTTTAAAACTTACAGTACAGGCTACTGGAGAAAACTCAGGAACTTGGGGACAAATTACAAATACTAACTTACTAATTCTTGAACAAGCAATTGGTGGTTATGGAGCATTCAATGTAACTGATGCGTCTAGAGCTTTAACTTTTACTAATGGTGCTTTATCAAATGGTAAAGATCAAGTAATTAAATTAACAGGAACTCTTGAAGCAAACGTTAATGTTACTATTCCTGACTCAGTAGAAAAAACTTATATAGTTGAAGATGGATGTAACCATGCAGGTTTTACATTAACTTTTAAAACTACATCTGGAACAGGTGTTCTTTTATGTGAAGGTCACACTTACACTTTATATTCTGATGGAACTAATGTTGTAAAAGCAGGTGAATTAAAAAAATGGAGAGCAATAACAGCAGCTGAAACAGTTCAAGCTGGTGCTCAACTTTTAGTAAATACAAATAGTGGAGCAGTTACAGTAACGCTACCAGCGTCACCAACTGCTGGTGATGAAGTTGCATTTATCGACCAAGGATATGATTTCAATACTAACGCATTGACTGTTGGTAGAAACTCTTCTAATATAGCTAACGCAGCAGCTGATCTTACAGTTAATACACAAGGTGCCGGTTTCTGTTTAGTATTTTCAGGAGACGCTACAACAGGATGGACGTACAAGGAGAAATAGAATATGGCAAATTACGAAGCAACAAAATACAATTTTTCAGGAGCCGATCTTACTGGTATCGAAGGAATTCCTACAGCAACTATTGTGCCATGGTCTTCTGCATCAGTACCAACAGGTTTCTTAGAATGTAATGGTTCTGCTGTTTCAAGATCTACTTACTCTGCATTATTTGCAATTGTAGGTACAACTTATGGAGCTGGAGACGGTTCATCAACATTTGGTTTACCTAATCTTCAAGATAACGTAGCAGTTGGAAAATCTAATAACAAAGCTTTAGCATCTACTGGTGGAGCAAACACAGTTACTGCAACTGGAAACGTTGCAGGATCAACAGCGAATGCTTCTTTATCAACAGCACAACTTGCTTCTCATAGTCACGTTAACAATACTAAAAACGGTGGAAACATATATCCGTGGGCTAATGGTTATATTGCATTTCCTAATTCACCTCGTGTAAAACCTAATCCTACAAACGAAAATATTAACAAAAACACTGGTTCAGGTGATGGACACTCTCACAACATGAGTGCAAACTTTGCTGGTGATGCAACTTCAGTTGTACAACCTTATTTAACTGTAATTTATATTATTAAGACTTAGGAGAAACTATGGCAACAAACGCAAATTGGACAGTAATATTTGATGATCAACTTATCATTAAGAAAGCAGGTGATGCAGCTGGTAGTGGCTACATTATAGATGATAGTAGTTTTTGGAATCAATCAAAATTTTCAAACATCTGGGCTATTCAACATGGAACATCTAATGTTTCTGATGAAGTAGAATACAGAGACGAAACTCCTCATTCATCATATGCTGATGCAGACCTTGGGGATGTTAGTCAATTTATTACTAGATGGGACGCAGCTCATTTAAACCAACTACAAATTGATTGGGATGGTAATAATGAAGAAGGTGAAACTTCAGAAGAAAAAATTGCCAGATTAGGACCAAGGCCTACTTCTTACACTTCATAAGAAATATTATTTAATCGTCATCCAAGATGTTAGTATATATTTTTCTCCGGATAATGGAGAATTTCCTCTATGTAAATATGGAAAAGCTGAAGGCCAAATAACTATTCTACCTTTTTTAGGTTTGACTCTTTTTGAAAAATGTAAAAATTCTGTTTCACCACCTTCTTCAACATCATTTAAATATATAGAAAAAACAAAAGCTCTAGATCCATAGTCCAAACCTTTACCGTGTTCAATATGCCAAACATGATAACCTTCTGTAGGTAAAGTTTTTTGTATTTTTAAAGTAGTAAAATGAAAAGGTCCTCCATCATAAGCGTCATCACCTCCTGTGTGTTTAAGATAATGATTCCATGCTAAGTCAAAGTTAACCATCATGGGTTTTACAGCTTCCCACCAAACATCTATATTATTAGGTGATGCAAAAAATTGTTGATCTTGTTTTTTTAATATAGATATATTTTCTCCTCTAAGTCTATTTAGAGTATGATTAAATTTATTTTCATCTTCATATATTTTAATGGCTTTATTACATTCTTCTTCAGTGATATAGTTATCATACACACCAATAAAATCTGTTATATTAACTGTTTTTTCTTCCATAATTATGCTACTTTCATTATTTATAAAACTAATATATAAAGCATTATATGCTACAAAAATTAAATTTCAAGCCTGGTTTTAACAAAATGGTCACGGATTCAGGAGCTGAATCTCAATGGGTAGATGGTGATTTTGTTAGATTTAGATATGGACTACCTGAAAAAATAGGTGGTTGGAATCAATTAAGTATTTCAGGTGAAACTTTACCTGGAGCAGCAAGAGCACAACACACTTGGACATCATTAGCTGGTGAAAGGTATGCAGCTATTGGAACATCACAAGGTTTATTTTTATATTATGGAGAACAATTTTTTGATATTACTCCACTAGATACAGCAATTACAGGATGTACAATTTCAACTGTAAACGGGTCATCAACAGTTACTATTCATAAAGGATCTCATGGTTTATTAGCTGGTAGATACATAACGTTATCTGGAGTAACAGTCACGGGTGCTTCTGATTATACACCAACAGAATTACAAGTAGCTTACGAAATTTTAACAGTAGCGACAGATAGTTTTACTATTCAAGCTGCACGTAATGAAGGAGGATCTGGAATGACTGCAGCCGGAGCTGCAACTGTCAATCCATATGTTCTAGTTGGTCCAACAACTCAAACAGTTGGTTATGGTTGGGGTACATCTACTTGGAACGTTGAAACATGGGGCACGGAAAGAACAACAAGTTCTGTGGTACTAGATCCAGGAAGCTGGAGTCTTGATAATTTTGGACAAGTTCTTATTGCAACTATTACAAATGGAAAAACTTTTACTTGGGATGCAGGAGCAACAAGCGCTAGAACAATCAGAGCTTCCACATCGACATCTGGTTTTTCTACGTCAAATAATCCAACAGCATCAAGATTAACTCAAGTATCAGATAGAGATAGACACTTATTTCATTTTGGAACTGAAACAACTATTGGTGATACAAGCACACAAGATCCAATGTTTATAAGATTTTCAAACCAAGAAGATTTAAATACATACGCTCCAACATCTACAAATACAGCAGGTACATTTAGATTAGATAAAGGAAACAGAATAGTTGGTGCAGTATCTGGTAAAGATTATACTTTAGTTTTAACTGATAGTTCTGCTTATGTTATTCAATTTGTAGGCCCACCTTTTACATTTAGTGTTAGACAGGTTGGTACTAACTGTGGATTAATAGGACAACACGCATTAACTTATTCTGATGGTAAAGTATTTTGGATGTCAGGAGAAGGTGGATTTTTTGTATTTGACGGTACAGTAAAATCATTACCATGTCTTGTTGAAGATTTTGTTTTTACAGATACAGGAGATAATCTAGGAATAAATTATGATGCATCAGATGTAATTTATGCAGAACATAATACACTCTATGGTGAAGTAAATTGGTTTTATCCAAAATCTGGAGCAACACAAATTGAAAGATGTGTAACATATAATTATGGAGAAAACGTTTGGACCACTTCGTCACTTGCAAGAACTACTTATGTAGATACGGGAGTGTTTGATGTGCCTTATGCAACTGAATATAACATCACTGTTACACCTATATTTCCTGACATATTAGGACTTACAAATACTTATGGATCTTCAACGTATTATGCTCATGAAGTTGGCACAGATCAAGTCAATAGCTCTGGCACAACTTCTATTAATGCGTTTATTGAGTCTGGAGATTTTGATATTACAGCAGCTAGAAACAGACAAGGTAAAACAACAGGCATCGTTGATTATAGAGGAGATGGAGAGTTTTTTATGTCTGTGAAAAGATTTATACCTGACTTTAAAGTTCTTACAGGTAATTCAAAAATTACATTATTATTAAATGACTATCCAAATAATACTGCATCCAGTTCACCTCTTGGTCCATTTACAATTACAAGCTCTACTGATAAAGTAGATACGCGTGCTAGAGGAAGATTAATGTCAATTAAAATAGAAAATGATGGTACCGGTGAGACTTGGAGATATGGAACTTTAAGACTTGATGCACAACCGGATGGTAGAAGATAATGGCAAAAGTAGTAGTTAGTATACCAGAACCACAACAAGAATATGATGTATCTAATCAAAGACAAATTTTAGAAGCTCTTGACACTTTAAAAAATCAACTTAATTTCTCTTTTCAACAAGATTTAAAAAACGAACAAGAAGCATTTAATTATTTTTTATCATGACAATAAGATATAAGAATCAAGGTTTTAAACAAACTGGTACAGGAAAAACTACAGTATTTACATGTCCTAATGATGGGACAGTTATAGTCAAAAGTATTTATTGTGCAAACAACGATGCATCATCAGCTATTGTAGTAAACATGAATTTTGTTGATTCATCTGATTCGAGCACTGAATATGAATTTTTTAGAGATGATGTAGCAGCTAAATCGCAAGTAAATGCCACACCCCAAGGCTTGAATTTAGAAGCAGGTGATGCTATAACTGTTCAAGCAGCTACAGGTAGTAGTAAAATACAAGGTCTGATAAGTTATGCTTTAATAGATAGATCGCAAGAAAATGGATAAAGATATACCAAAAATAGATTGTGTAACTACAACAACATACAGAAATACTGAAACAGGAGAAGTGTTTAAAGAGAAAGTAGAAGGACCTAATATTGTACAAGATGTTACAGTTCAAGTTACTAACAAAGGTCTTGAAGTATTTCAGAAAGTAATGAATCAAAAAAATGACAAACCAAAACCCTAGAGGCGGAACAGAATTACAATTTGAATATTTAAGAAAGCATGTAGAACCTAGCTTGCTTAATCAAGTAGAAATTTGTACATCGATTCCTGGTAAGGTACCTCTACATCCAACTAAGTTAAATATTCTTTGGCAAAAAAATTCTTGGGATCAACCTAATTTACACCCATGGTTTAGTGATAAATCGAATCATGATAAATATGATTGGTATGTATTTAATTCTAATTGGAACTTTGAACAGTTTACAAAAAGATTTGATTTACCAAGAGAAAAATGTGTAGTTATTAAAAATGGTATTGAAGAAGTACAACCAGTTATAACACAATATAAAAAAGATGATCCTATAAAAATAATACATCACTGTACACCTTGGAGAGGATTAAGTGTATTGTTAGGTGCAATGCAATTAGTTAACAATCCATTAATTAGTTTAGATGTTTATTCTTCTTGTGAAGTATATGGAAAAGATTTTGCAGAAGCTAATGACGAATCATATAAAGCTTTGTATGAACAAGCAAGACAACTTCCTAATGTAAATTATATTGGTTATAAACCAAATGAGTATATTAAAGAAAATTTAAAAGATTATAGAATGTTTGTATATCCAAGTATTTGGGAAGAAACATCTTGTATATCATTATTAGAATCTATGTCAGCAGGTCTATATTGTATTACTACTAACTTTGGTGCTATATATGAAACAGGTGCTGAGTTTCCAATGTACGTACCTTATTCAAATAACTATAAAAGTTTAGCTAGAAAATTTGCTGGAGCTATAGAAACTGCTGCGAGCACACTTCATGATTCAGGCATTCAGGATCATTTAAAGATGCAACAAAATTATGTAAATAGATTCTATGATTGGAAATCAAAAGGACAAGCATGGACAAGATTTTTAAAAGGAGCACTAAATGCAAAATAATGAACCTATATGGTTTTCTGAAAAAAAGAAAACAACTGCTAATGAAGATACTTACCAAACAGAAAAAATAGAACAGGTAGACTCAAATGTTAAAACTATTAACCTAGGTAATATTTTAGATAAACCAAAAGCAAAGATCATGGTTTGTACACCTTGTCATAGTGAAGTGTCTATGCATTACACTCAAGCTGTATTAAAGTTTCAATTAGATTGTATGCAACAAGGTATACTAGTTAGTTTTACATTACTTAAATCATCTTTAGTTACACAAGGTAGAAATTTATGTGTAGCAGAATTTTTAAATCATAAAGATCATTATGATTATTTATTGTTTATAGACTCAGACATAGATTTTAATTCTAAAACTATATACAAAATGATTGGAGCAGATAAAGATATCATCTCGTGTCCCTATCCAATGAAGACATTTGATACAGATAAAATGTGGAGAAAAATGAAAGAAACTAATTTAGTCAAAACTCCTGATGATGTATTAAAAGCAGCTCATGTATTTCCAATTAAAATGGATAATGCAAATGAGATGACTATGGAAAATGGAGTCATAAAAGTAACTCATGCTCCTACAGGATGTATGTTAATTAAAAGACAAGTTATTGAAAAGATGATTAAACATCATCCAGAATTAGAGATATATCAACCAACAGTTATTAATGGTAAAGAAGTTAAAAAAGAAAACTTTTACAATTTATTTGATACATTACATGATGTAAAAACTAAGAGATATTTTGGTGAAGATTTTGGTTTTTGTCAAAGATGGACAGATATGGGAGGAGAAATATATATCTATGCTATGGATAATATAACCCACGTTGGAGACCATCAATATTGTGGTCGATTTTTTGATTTATTAGAACAAGCAAAATCTGTTGACGATAGTAAAAAAATCAAATAAAGTATTATATTTACAGGATTCTACGCCTGCTCAACAGTATAAATATATTTAAATTATGGCGATATCACGAGGACAACAACCAAGACAATTATATGGACTAGGAAGTCTAGTTAAATCAGTTACTAAAGGCATTACAGGTGCTGTTAAAGGTGTAGCTAAGACTGTTAAGAAAAATCCAATGTTAGCTTTAGCAGCATTAAACTTTGCACCTATGCTTGTTAAAGGTGGAGCAAGTACATTTCTTGGTGGTAAAAATGCTATGTTTGGTTTACCTACTTTATTTAGTGGAGCAGCAGATAATCCTCTTGCAGCTGGTTATAAAGGTATGGCACCTAATAAAGGTCTCTTTAGTTCAGTTAAAAATTTTTTTACCGGAGGATCTGACTTAGCAAACACTGCAAAAATATTTGCCGGTGGTTCTTTAGTAGCTGGACTATTAAATCAAGCTGAAGAGACAGGTGATCCTGAAGGTATTACTAGAGATGTTGGAGCATTAAAAGCTAAATTAATTAATGCATATAAAAATCAAAAAACATTTTCTGATGTAGCAGATGAGGATGCAGCTATTCTTAAACAGGTAGAAATAGATTTATCAGAGTATAATAATAGATCAAACGTTGCTTATGGTGGTAGAATGGGGTTTGCAAGAGGGCCAGATAATCCAGAACAAAATGCTATACAAGCAGCCGGCATCATGAATCTACCATTGAACCAAAATCCTGCAGGGGTTACAGAATTAGATCTTAGAGAAACAGGTGGATTTATTCCTCCAGTTGGTGTAAAAGAAAAGGCAGATGACATTCCTGCTATGTTAGCAAACAATGAATTTGTATTTACAGCTGATGCTGTAAGAGGAATGGGTAAAGGAGATGTCAATAAAGGCGCACAACGTATGTATGATATGATGAAAAAATTAGAAAAAGGCGGAAGAGTATAATGGCTGAAACAATTACACAAATAACACAACCACCTGAGTTTATAGAAGCGGCAGCAAAACCGTTTATAACTCAATTACAACAAGTAACAGGTAATTTAAAAGACGCTGATCTTTCACAAATATTTGGTCCACAATTTGTTGCAGGACAAGATCAATTACAACAAGATGCACAACAAACAGCACTTGCTGGAATAGGTGGCTATAAACCTTTTCTTCAAGCAGCTCAAGCTTCTGCTGGACCACAAGCTTATCAACAATTTATGTCTCCATATCAACAAGATGTAATTGATACAACTTTACAACAATTTGATGTACAAGCTCAAAAAGGATTACCGGCATTAGCAGCACAAGCAATAGGAGCTGGTGCATTTGGTGGAGGACGTGAAGGTGTTCAAAGAGCAGAATATCAACAAGCTTCAGATAGAAACAGAGCTGCATTACAAGCACAATTATTACAACAAGGTTTTGGTCAAGCTCAACAATTAGCTCAACAAAATATTGGTAATCAATTAAATCTAGGTCAAGCTGGTCAAGCTTTCTTAGGTCAAGATGTTGGAGCTTTACAGACACTAGGAGGTATCAACCAAGCTCAACAACAAGCACAGTTATCAGCACAGCAACAGTTATTACAAAATCAATTAAACCAACCACTCCAAGCTACACAGGCTCTGGGTTCAGGGATCACTGGATTAATTGCAGGTTACCCTGGAGGAACTTCACAAACTATTCAACCAAATTCAGGACCAAGTAATGTTCAAACAGGTATAAGCGCAGGTGCTACACTAGCAGGTTTGTATAGAGCGTTTAGACCACAAAACAATTAATTATGAGTAAAGTATTTAAAAGACCAATGTTTAGAAAAGGCGGTAATGTCGGAGAAGGCATTATGACCGGTATTGTAGATAGAACTAATCATGCTGAAGATCCTTTTGTAGGTGGAACAGATCAATACTCATTTAACACTCCATATCAAGGAAGAACTATACCTAGTCTATCAGATTTAACTGCTGAAAGTACAGAAGCTTTATTAGAAGCAGCTGGAGACAGAGGTGGCTATGATCCACTAACAAGTTTCTTATTAGCATATGGACCGGCAGCAGCTGTAGAAAATAGAGGTGGTGGAACTATTGCTAATTTAATTGCAGCGGGAGAAAAACCAATTCAAAATTTACTTAAAGAAAAAGCAGACGAAGATAGGTTTCAAAGAAATATTAAATTAAAAGCAACAGGTAGTGCTATAGAAAAAAGAAATAGAATGATGGAAACCGAAGATGATAGAAAATTTAGATCTGAAGAAACATTAAAAGACAGATTATCTAAAAAGGCTGACACAAAAGCAGATCAAGAATTTAGAACAAATTTATTTAATAAAGAAACAGATAGATTAAAAGATTTACAAGAAAATGATTTTAGTCAAGAATCTAAAATATTAGGATTAAAACAAGATTTTGAAGGAGATATATTTGAAAAGGAAAGAATGCTTAAATTAAATATGCAAAGAATAGATAATGCATTACAAAGTGATTTGTTAGAAGAAAAACAAAAAAATAAATTAGAGCTACTACGTCAAGAATATGATAATGCGTTAGGAATATTAAAAGCCGAAATGGAAGGAGAAAGTGGAGTTGATTCGATTATAAAAAAATCAGCACAAAAGTTAGTAGAGGACGATATTGTGGGTACATTTCCAGAAGCTTTAAATTTGCAAACATGGAAATATAAAACAAGCGGTGAATTAATGGAAAAAGGATATAATGTAGCTGATGAAGTTTTAAACGAAACTGATGATTTAGTAAAAAAAGCTAAGAAGTTATATAAAAAAGGTGGTAACGAAGGTAGAGTATATTATGCTCCAAAAACAAATCAATATTATGTATTAGAAAAAGGTGAGGGTAGAGGAACGTTTGTACCATTTAATTTAACTAAAGATAAAAATTCAGATACATCAGAATTAAGTGCAGCTGAACAATCTTTAGTTGGAGAAGTAGATGGTATTACTAACTATGAATATAGTACAGCAGAAGCAAGGGATCAAAAAAGAGACATAAGACAAAAAATTGCACAAATGAAAGGACCTATAAATAATCCTACTCTTAATCAATATGGAGAACGTCTTATTGATACTAGTATGACGCCGGATCAAAAATCTGCTTACGAAAGATACCTAAGCGATTACAGAAATAGATAGGAGGCTGTATGGCTGAATATAATTTAAACTCCGCAGAACGAGATAGCGAAGTAAGTTGGTATAAAGCTCTTGGTGCAGGTCTTGTATCTGGTGCTATAAAAGTACCAGAAGGTATAGTATCATTAGGAGCAGAGTTAATAGATCTTGGAGCAGACTCAGATTTAGCTGCAGATGTAGAAGAATTTTTTGATAAAATAAATCCATTTGAAGAAGTTGCTGAAGAAAGATTAGTAGGTAAATTAACTGAATCAATAATACAAATAGCTGTACCTGGAGGTATAGGTTTTAAAGTAGCTAATAAAGCTGCAAGAGGTTTAACTAGTAAAGCTTTAAAAGCTAAAAGAAGTGATGCTTATGCTCAATTTGGAAAAGCAAGTAAAACTGCTGATCCAGCTAAATTACAAACAGCACTTAGAAAAGTTAAAGATTTAAATAAAAAATCAAAATACGCTAGATATTCAGTTGCAGTAGGAGGTGGTGCAGTTGGTGAAATGTTTGTAGTAGATAATGATGAGATAGGTACTTTTGGAGATATGTTTGAAGGGCCAACAGAATTAGATAGAAATGAATCATATGGTAGAGATGATGCTGCTAGAAAATTAATGAATAGACTTAGATTTGGAACAGAGTCTTTATTCATAACTCCTGCAGTTTATGGAGTTGGTAAAACAGCAAAACTATTAGGACAACGTGGAAAAGAATTAGCATATAGTGAATCTGCATTTCAGAGAGCCATAGATAAATACATAAGAGCTCCTTTTCAACCTAGAGGTAAAATGACTCAAGAAATTTTTGAAAGTGAAATGCTTAAACAAGGATTAAAAGCAAGAGACTCTAAAAGAGCAAATGAAATAATAAGTAATATTACTAAAAGTTTAGATGGTATATTACCTACAATTCAAGAAGTTGGAGACAAAGGAACTAAATCTAATAGAGATATTTTTTTACAAAAAATAAATGATTTATTAGTAGGTGGAGATTTAGAAAAAAAGATAGATACAAAAAAATTAGATGAAGTTATCAAAGAACTTGATATAAATAATGTTCCTAAAGAAAAGGTAACAGAACTAGTTAAATATTTAGATGAAGGTAGAAATGAATTTAATAGTTTGGTAGACATATTAAAAAGAACATCAAAAAATGCTAAAGGTGCTACAAGTGAATTTCAAAATTTATTTAATAAACAATTAAGTGGATACGCAGGAAACACATTTAAAATTTTTGAAACTAAAAGTAATATATTTAATGGTTTTAGAAGATATCAACCAACAGACGAATCTTACACAGCTGCTGTAAGAGTTTTTAAAGACTCTCTTGGAGCTACAGAAAATCAATCAAGACAAATAATAGACAATATATTAGAGCAAGCAGAAAAAATAAAACAACCTAAAGATCTTCCTGAGTTTAGCTACACTCAAAAAACAATGGAGAATGGTACACCTAAATTTATAGAAAGAAGTGTTGGCTTAGCTGAAAAACAAGCTGGAACTGCTGCACAGAAAAAAGCATTAAGAGAATTATTTGGTGAAATAAAAGATCCTAGATTTACAATATTAAATTCAATGAATAGTTTATCTTATGTGGCTAGAACTTCTGATATGTTTAATCAAATACTGTTAAAAAACCAAGCTGTTCAAAAAGCAGGTGGAAGAGGATTTTTTTGGGCAGATGAAAAAGTAGCAGAAGCTGCTGTAAATAAAAGAAAAACAGGTATTGAAATAGTTAAGATGAATGAAGTACTAGGTGAAATAGATGGTCTTAAAGGTATCACAAACCCTATTTCAAATCTTTATACTACAAAAGATATTGCTGAAGGAATAAAAGCATCTAACGATGTTTTATCTGGTCTTCAAGGATTTGTTAGAGGAACAAAAGAAATGAGTGGTGCAGAAAAAGTTGTAAGTTGGTTTTATAGAAACTTACTTTTGTTTCCAAAAAGTATTTCACAAATGTCAAAAACTATTTTTTCTATACCAACACACATACGTAATTTTATGAGTGCAGGTGCATTTACTGCAGCTAATGGAGTTTTATTTGAAGGTATAACTAATCCTAAATTATTAGGTAAAGCTTTTAAAGATGGTATAGACATATCTGCATTACTTAAACTTGGTCCAGGTTCTGCAAGAGCTCAAGCTCAATATCAAGAATTATTAGAATTAGGTGTAGTAAACTCACAAGTGCAAATGGGAGATTTAATATCTCTATTAAAAGATACAAATGCAGGTTCAACAATGATGGGTATAGATGGACCATTAGGTAGATTACTTAAAGGTTTAAAAGGTATAGGTAAAAAATTTCAAGATAAGTATACAGCCGAAGATGATACATTTAAAATTACAAACTTTGTTGTAGAGCTAGAACGTTTAAAAGCTAGAAATGCAAAAAGATTAGGTGTTTCTTTAGATAATTATAAAAAACAATTAAATTTATCTAAAGGTAAAAATGGTGCTATAGATAGAACTTCTGAGTTATGGAAACTTCAAACTGAAGCTGCACAAATTGTTAAGAACACTGTACCAAATTATGCTTACGTTGGTGACGTTGTTAAAACATCTAGACTATTACCAATAGGTAATTTTATGTCTTTCCCTTCAGAAATTATTAGAACCACAGCTAATATTGCACAACAAGGTTTAAAAGAAATGAGACATCAATTAGGAGAAGGAGCTGTAAGAGTTAAAGGTTCAAATTTAAGTCCAACAGTTATAGAAATATTAGAAGATGGAACTGAAAGAGTAGTTAGAAATAGTTCACATGTAGATGGTAGTTTTGCTACAGGTTTTAAAAGACTTTTAGGAATGGCAACTACTTTAACAGGTGTTCCTATTGCAGTTACAGAAGGAGCAAAAGCTTTATATGATGTTAGTTCTGAAGAAATAGATGCAATGAGAAGATTTGTACCTGAGTGGTCAAAAAATTCTACATTAGTACCATTGAGATTAGATGATGGAGAATTAAGATATATAGATTTTAGTAAAAGTAATGCTTATGATGTTATGGCTAGACCATTTAGAACTGTAATTAATAACTTAATTGAAGGCGATAAAGATGATGAGACAATATTAAAAAGTTTTAGTGATGGAGTATCTGAAGCAACTGGAGAAATAATGGATCCTTTTATTTCAGAGTCTATATTTACAGAAGCAATGTTTGATTTAACTCTTAGAAACGGAAGAACAGATGATGGTAGACTTCTATATACTGATCAAACAGCTGCAGGAGATAAACTTGCAATTCAATTTAATCATTTATCAAAAGCAATACTTCCAAACAAAATGCCTTATGAAAGAATAGTTTCAGCTGCAATGGGAACTGTTAGTGAACGTGGAGATGAATTAAGTATTGGGCCAGAACTTGCAGGTTTTATGGGATTGAGACCTATAAAAATAGATCCATTAAGAACAATGAATTTTAAAGTAAATGAATATCAAAGAGGTATTAGAGAAGCTAGAAGAGAATTTACTGGAGGTGCTTTTGGTGTATTAAAAGGAGGACCTGTTTCAGCTGAAGAAATTATTGATAGATATATTGCATCTAATAAAGCAAGATTTAATGTACAAAAAGAAATGTTTAGAGATTTAGGAGCAGCTCAAGTTTTAGATACTAGTACTAGAGATTTAAGAAGATTATTTAGAGATAGACAAATTAGTAATAAAAATTTTAATAATTTATTAAGAGGAAAATTTGATATCTACTATCCATCAAAAGATATTATAGCTAAGTTTAGAGAAACTTCTAAAGCATTAGGAGAATCAAATCCTTTCTTAGAAGCAAGAACAGATATTAATAGTATAAAAAGAGATTTTAGAAGTCTTGGACTAGACACTAGATTTAGAACTGAAAGAGCAGTTGGAGGACATATACAGGAAGTAATGAATGATCAATATAATGTTTCTTCTATTATAGATAAAATAGCTATGGACATGGCCTCATTAGATTTAGATGATGAATTTAATATTGAATTAACTAACTATATTCAACCTTCTACAACATTTAATGTTGCACCATTACCTAATCAACCAATGCCTAGTGCTCAAGTATTACAGCCTCAGGCTTCAGGAAACATTACATCACAAGGGTTGACACCAACTGAACTTGCCTTATTATCACCTGAAGAACAACAAATACGTCTTAGACAAAGAGGATTAGCATAGTGGACGAAGAACAATTAAATTATTTACTAAGAACTGGTTATATACCTTCTGACAAAGGTTTGCAGATGGGAGACTTTGGTCTTAATCAAAACTATCTAGGAAAAAATATGCAAGGTTTAGAGTCTTTAGGAATAGGTCCTAATTTAAATTATTTAGGTGATGGAACAATAACAGGATCTATAGGTGTTGGACCTAATCAAAACTATTTAGGAAAAGGAATGAATATAGGTTCTATGGGTCAACCTCGTTATGATAGTGGAACTCAAACTATTTTTCCTAGTAATATGTCACCTGCTTTAAGTGAACTTGGAGGTATAACACCTTCTTATGGTGTAGCTAATGAAACTGATGATGAACAAGATCAAGAATATATTGATCAAGTAGAAGAATCTAATAATCCATTAAAAGGTATTTTAAGTTTTATTAATCAATTTTCTCCTGTGCAAGCGATTACAAAAGGTATTGGATCTTTTTTTGATCCTAAAGGATCACCTAATTACAGACCTGCAACAACAGGAGTGTTTGGATATACACCAGCTCAATTAAATCAAATGAATGCTTTAGGTGGTTTTTATTCTGAACCAATGAGAGAAATGAGAAGAAGATCAAATAGAATATCTAATTTGTTGCAAAGAGCTGCAGCAAAGAAAAATTATAGTGCGAAAAATTTAGCAACTCTTATGAAAGACTTTAATATGGGTGATGTTGATACTCAAGGAATGATAGATAGCATAAGATCAGCTTCTAATACGGGTTATGGAATTGGTGACGTCGGAGGAGGAGATACTGGTCTAGGTGCAGGCGGAGGCGGACGAGATTATAGTTCATCACCTGGAGCCATGGCTGGTGACATGGAGTATGGCGAAGAATAATGCCCAACGGAGATAAAATAAAACCTAAAAGTACAAGAGAACATTTACTATCCATATATGGATATATCACTGGTTTAAAAAACGATGTTAAACATATGCATGATGGTATACACGATTTGGGCGGTAAGATAGACAAGATCTATTGGGTGTTATTGGGTACTGTAGGGGCAGTATCACTTCTGCTATTAGAGAAAGCATTAGACAAAGGATTTTTTTAAATCCACTCTCTAAAATCTTCATCCATAATTGTATTAGCAATGTTAACTTTATTACGTAAAGCTTTCACAATTCTTTCATCAATAGTATCTTGACTCATAATATCTATGTAAGTCATTTTTTGTGTTTGACCTATACGATCAATACGTGCTTCTGATTGTTGACGTTTCTCAAGATCATAACCATTTGAAAAATAAATCATGTTACTTCCGGCAGTTAATGTAATACCATAACCACCTGTATGAGTAGTACCTACAAAAAATCTACACTTATCATCTGTTTGAAATTTTTTAATATTAGCTGATCTAGTATCTGTGTCTGTTGCACCATAATAATCTACAACAGAATCTTCCCCATATACTTTTTTAATTTCTTGAATAATTCTTCTTACATCATGAGTATAGTGAGACCATATAATAGTTTTACCTTCTACATTTTCAAGTATATTCATTAACTCACCTAGTCTAGCACAAGGTAAATTTTTTATAGTGCCATCATCTGCAGTAAAGTGACCACAAGTAATTTGATGTAGTCTCATTAACTGAGTCATAACAGTTGCTGAAGATTGCATTTTACCA